TGTTTCTACTATTTTACCATATAGTGGATCAAATGAAGTTAATCTTCCAACAAATGAAGTTTTATCTCCTTTTATTTCTGTAGATCAAGATAGTTACAATAGTTCTTCTTATGTGGAAGATATTAAATATGTTGAAATAGCATTTTCTCCCCAAAACGAAATTAATGAAGATATTAATGCTCAAATAGGATACTTTAATATTGGTGATTATATAGGCGACCCAAGATTAGTCTCTTCCTCAGCAGAAACTTATCCTGAATTAGATATTTTAAGAGATGATTATTTTGATAAATATTATAGTAATTACAATTTATGGGATTATATAAGACTTATCAGATATTATGATAATGCTCTATTTAAAATGATTAAAGATTACGTTCCTGTTAGAAGTTCAGTAACAACAGGAGTTGTAATTAAACAGCATATTTTGGAAAGAAACAAATATCCTGTTCCCCAACTTAATACTTATACTACAACATCTTTTTATGGAAGTGGTTCAGCAGCTAATGTAGCTTGGGATACACCATTTGTTTTCCAAAATATAGAAATCACAGGATCTCCTATTCAAATGTATGAAATTACAGGTAGTACTGGAGGTACAATGCCTGATTTATTTGGATTAACATCTTCCGAATATACAGGAACACCAAGTATAATTAATATTACTCAAAGTTGGGATGGAATAAACCAAACCCCAGTAGGTTTAGTTCCGTTTATAGATTCTACACAAATAGAATTTTTTGATGGTGAATTAAGTGGTTCTTATATAGAAGTTGAAAACGGAGAGTTGAATGAGGGAAATCCTTATAAAATGGCTTCAACTCAACTTTTAACATATAATACAGTAGGTTCTGTTGCTGGAGCAACAACTCCATCAGCTGGAAATATTAACTGGACATATGGTATAGGATATAATGGATTTTATTATTTCTTGTATGTAGATAATTTATATATAAATGAAAGCTCTAATAATGGGGTTGATATTCAAAATGCATTAAGCAACCTCTCAGCAGGAGCTACAATTACATTCCCTATTTACTATGCTATAACAGGTAGTTATGTATCTCAAACTATCACAGCAACAATAGCTTCAGTAGCAGCTACATCTCCTACAACTTATAATTTTAATTTTGCATATGGTTTTCTTCCATCTTCAACATTTAAAACAAATTATATATTAGGACAAGCAGTTACATTAGATAATGTTTCTAATGGTAGTATAATCATTGACCCATTCTTAAATGAAGGAACAGGATTTGATAACTCCCAATATAATCCTTTAATAGATAATGCACTTTTAGCTCGTCCTAATTTTGACTTTTTTGATGTAGATTTCTCAACAAATAATATAGTAGCCGTAAATAAAAATGTAATTGTAAGCGCATCTAGAGGATCAGGTAGTGCAACACCTGCTGCCGTTCCGGCATCAAATTATACAACAGCAAGAGTAATAAATCCAAGATATGTTGGTAGTAAAAATACTTCTCCTAATTTTAATGTTGGATTCTCTAGCTCGATATCTGCTGTAGAAACGGATGGTACATGGTTTGCTTATTTTGATTGGGTAGGAGGAACTACTCCTGAAGTTATACCTAAATCTGGTTTCCATATTAAGTATTTGATAGATACTAATGGAAATATATTAACTCCTAATTTAACAGGTTCGTATTATAGTAATTTAATTAGAACCTTTAATGAACAATCTCCTGCTAATGTTTTATTCCAAGCTGGGGAAACATCAGGAAATGTTCAACCTTTACAGGGTATTAAATCTGTAATAAAAGGAGGAGCTATAGGTCAAGCTGTTATATTTTCACAAACAGGAAGTCTTTCAGGATCTTTACTTACTATGTCCTTTAGTGATTCAACCCCCCCTTCAGCTGACTATAGTTTAAAAGCAGCATTAGATACGGATTTATTTGCTCAAGGAGGAGTTTATACTTTAAATTTTAGACTTCCTATAACATCCGGTTCTACAGCTGTAACAGCATCAGTAGCTAGTGATTTTGCAGCAATAGTAACTTCAAACGCTAACGTTCAGATTATTCCAAAGGTGTTTGTTGACTACCAATATATTGAACCTTTATATGGAAATAGTGGAGCTGTTACTTTTACTATTCAAAAATCAACAAATAATGGAAGTTCCTGGTCAACTTATTATACACAAACATATGCCGTAACCGCAGGATCATCATACCAAAAAACTTTAGTTGGCCCCGCAGATAGTACTATTTCTGGAAGTAGATATAGAGCAACAGCCACATTTACTCAAAATGGTTATCCTCAAAGCCCAGAAGCAGAAATTGATTTTACATCCGGATCTTTCTTTTTAGCACAATCTCCTCCAATAAGTGCTAGTGTTACTTCTTCCTTTTGGAGAACTGGTTCTAATTCACTTAATGTATTAACAGGATCCCAATTCTCTTCAGATATTTATGGAAACTTTACTCAAACAACTGTTAATGGTTCAGGATATGATGCTCCTTACCAATTATTTACTGTTCAGGTTAGTGATGAAATGAGATTTAGTGCTGATGAAAATCAAGTATATCAAATTATTGGAGTAGATCCCCCAACACAAAATGCGAATAATACTTTATATCTATATTTAGATAAAAATATAAACACAGGAACTAATATAAATTCTTTCTTATTAAGAAGATATGTTCCCAATCCAAATTTTGTAATTATCGATGCTAACAAAACTAATGAAGTAGGAGGAGGTCCAGGATTCTTATTACCAGAATATGCTTCTCAAGATATTTTAGATAAATTTGATAGTATTGTTGCAAATCTTACTGAAAAAGGACTAATTTAATATATTTATAACATATAACAACAAGAAAAAATGGGATATTTAAATAACTCAGTAGTAACAATAGATGCTATTTTAACAGACACAGGTCGCCAATTATTAGCACAAAATGATGGTTCTTTTAGAATTACACAATTTGCTTTAGCTGATGACGAAATTGATTATACACTTTATAATCCAAACCACCCCTCAGGTTCTGCATATTACGGACAAGCGATTGAAAATATGCCTTTATTAGAGGCGTTTCCACAAGCAACACAAGTGATGAAATATAAACTTGTAACTTTACCTCGTGGAACAGCAAAAATGCCTATCCTTGATTTAGGATATAGTGCAATTGTAATTAAACAAGGAGCTTCATTAGCAATTACTCCTCAAACATTAAATTATTTAGGTGGTAATACTTACGAAACTAGTGGATACACAGCCACTATTTCAGATGTTCGCTTATTTAGTACATTTGAAGGTGTTGGTATTAATACTCCACAAGCACAAGCACTTAATACTACTACAACTTTAGGTACTTCAGTATCAAAAACAGTTGTTGGTACAACAATTAATATTAAAGCAACTACTGTTAATACATTATTTGGTACTAATACTTCTTTACAAGCTACATTAACCGTAGAAGGTAGAGATTCAGGAGCCAGATTAACAATTCCAGTAACAGTAACACAAGTATCTTAAAAATATAGAACATGTCATTTAACCGATTAGATCCATCAGATTTTGTAATAAGCACAGATGCTATTTCATCTACTCTTTGGTCAACAAATAACCCAGCATTAGCTGCTGTATTTTCATCTTCTGCTCAAGTAGCAGGTGGAACTGGAAACTTTTATACAAATGTATATGATACAGCTACAACCAGTTCTGTTCAATTTGCTATTGCATATGGTAATGCTGATGGTAGTGGTAGTTTAGTTTATAATTTAGCAGTAGATGGATATTCACCAACAAGTACTATTTTTGGTCAATGGCAAGATTTAGTAATTGGGGATGAAAATACTAATTTTACATTTGGTGCAATTACATCTTCTGAATTTTATGCTCTAACTTTTGAAAGAGCAAGATATAAAGATGCTTTATTTTTAGGATCTCTTTCATTAACATTATCTGGCTCAGGAGGTCAAATTACATTAACAGATAATAGTGCTTATGTAACCTCAGTTCAATTTACCGAAGCAGGAAGAGTATTTCAATTAATTACTGGTTCAACAGGTGTTAGAGCATCTATTACCACTCCAAGAAATACAGCAGACGGATATTCAGCCAACTCTGGATCATATGGTTGGTTACTCCCAGATATTGGAACTATTTTATTAAATCCAAAAGCATTAGGAGCTCCTGCAGTAAGTGGTGGTATTGCTTTTGCTTACAGTGGTTCAGCAACAGCATCAGCTACTCCTAACGTTAGTCCTAACCAATCTTTATATAGCTCACTTAATTTAGCATTAACAGCAGGTTCAGCAAATGACTTTTATATTAATGCTCAAGAATCTGTTACCTCAGATTTTATATTTGTAAGACCAAGAAGTACAGAATTTAACTACTCAGAAAATCCATCTTTCATTTCAGGATCTACAGGTGAAGTTTTATATCCAAGCTTTATTAGTAATCCTCAAACGTATATTACAACAATAGGTCTTTATAATGATACTAACCAATTATTAGCCGTTGCTAAATTATCAAGACCTTTACCAAAAGATTTTACTAAAGAAGCATTAATTCGCGTTAAGCTAGATTTTTAAAATGAATGGGTGCATACAAACAATTTCTAGCATCAGATGTAATAGTAACCCCCTTTGAGGTTAGTAAAGGATTTTCCTATAAGGGAAATGAATTAACTAGTTCTTATGTTGGTATTGATAGATATCTAGGAACCAATCTTTCAGGCACTCTATTTAATCCTAATACTGATCCTACTACAGGACAAAATGGAATCCAATACCAAAGATTAATTTATAGTTCTATCCAGGAACTATATTATTCAAATTATTTAAGTTCTAGTTATGGTAGTCCTGCTGTTACTCAAAGTTTAGTTCCTGGTAACAATGTTGAAGGGAATGTGTTTGTAGGAGCTACTACCTCAGATGGTAGATATTTTAACTATAATCAAACAACATTAACTTTTGAAAAGTTTTTCCCAACAGGGTCAGGAGCTATAATAGGAGTAATGTCTATTCCTTCAAAACTCTATGGAAATTATATACAACCTGGTTCATTTATTTGGAAAAGCATCAGTGGATCAATTTATGACGATACTCAAGGAAATTTAATTCTTTCTTCTTCAGGAGAAATTTGTGGTCAAATATTTTATCCTCATGGATTAGCAATAATTACAAGTGATAGTAGTCCTGGGTTAGATGGTTATGGATATACAACATATGGTAGTGGTTTATATGGGGTTGGGGCTACTCAAATTATTAATGCTTTTGTTACTTCTTCTAATGTAACTTGTTCATTTTCATCTTCTCTTACAATATATGAAACTCAATATCAATGTACTATAAGAGATAATGAGTATAATTTTACATTAAATCCATCATCAACATCTGGAAGTACATTTATTACTAGCTCAATAGGAACATTTTACACCCCAGGACAATATTTAAATAATAACGTAACCGGTTCTTACTTTAGTCCTTATGTAACAACTGTTGGTTTATATGATGAATATCAAAATTTATTAGCTGTTGGAAAATTATCACAACCGCTTCCTATTTCACCTACAACAGATACTACAATACTTATAAACATAGATAGATAAAATTATGGCAACTTTAAATTCATCAAATATAGTAAATGGAAATGTAGTTCAACCAAATGATCTACTTCAATTATATGATGCTCTAACAGCCGGAGGTGGCACTACAGGAGTATATGATGTTTCCATTAGTGGAAGTTTAACTGGTTCTGCTACAACAGCTACTAATGCTTCAAAATTAAATCCAAGCATAAATGCATCTACTAATGCTAATTACAATGTATTATTTGCTGCAACTTCAAGTGCTGATTATGAAGAAGTTTATAAAGAGAATGGAACTATAATGACTTATAATCCATCTACTAATTTATTAAATGTTACATCATCTCGTGCAGTTACGGCTTCATTTGCTTTAAATGGAGGAGTTGCTGATCAAATTGTTTCCCAAGGATATAGCAATATTGGTGCAGGCCCAATTGATGCAACTTTTAAATTTTATGCAGGTAAAGTAAGAATAATTTCCAATTCAGGAGCAACCGCAAATTTTCCTGGATTAGCAGGTAAAACTTTAGGAACCACTGTTTGGGTAACAGCAACAATAGAAGGAGCAGCATTATCATTTACAAGTGATATTGTAACAATAAGAACTTTATCTGCTTTAGGTTCTCTTACTTTTGAAACAAATTCCGTTCCTGATGGTACTGAAATTCATTATCACGTAATTTACGTTCCTTAATATTTAAAAAATTTATGAAAAATTGGTTATATGAAGGTAAAGAGGTTACCTCAATAGAAGAATTACCTCAAGATAGTTTTGGTTTTATATACGTAACTACTCATATTCCGAGTAACCGTGCATATATTGGAAAAAAAGCGTTATATCACAATATAAAACGCAAATTAACCAAAAAAGAATTAGCGGAGCAAACCGGACCTGGTCGTAAACCTACCTCAAAAGTAATTTCAAAAGAAAGTGATTGGAAAACATATTTTGGTTCTGCTAAACCTGTTCAAGCACTCCTTAAAGAAGGTAAACAAGATGAATTCAAACGTGAAATTCTTAAAGTAGTTAATAACAAAAAATTATTAACTTATTACGAATGTAAGTATCTTTTTATGATGGGAGTTTTAGAATATCCCGAAACTTATTTTAACGACAATATCCTAGGAAAATTTTTTACACGTGACTTTGGAGTAGCAAACGAAGATTAGTACATTATCGCTATGATAAATCAATCTTTAGTTGCACTGACTATTTCTGTGCTTGGTTTTGGTAAACAAACGGCTAGAGGTAACTATGCTTACCATTGTCCGTTATGTAAACATCATAAACCAAAATTAGAGGTTAATATGTCTGAAAATTCTAAAGGTGAAAATCCTTGGCACTGTTGGGTTTGTGATAAAAAAGGTAAAAAACTTTATCAATTATTTAAAGCA